TTGCACTTTTAAATGTATTAGCCAAGGAAAAACCCCTCTGATTGAGCTTCTTCTCTTAAATCTTGCTGATAGTTTGTATTAAGTAAAAAAACAATTTGTTCCAAAAGTTGTATTGTCAGATCAAACTGACCCTCATCATATTCTGGTGTAGCGTTTGGTAATCTAGTAATATTAATTTTTGCCATTATCTTCTTCCGTCTGGTCTTAGTTGTAACTTAGTAGAACCAAGTCTCCAAGCTGTGTCATTAATTGTATTGGTTTCATATTTAATTTTAACGGCTCTTCCTCTACCTCTTACATCAATTTTTTCTGTAGTGCTAGTAATAGTGCCTGTTGTAGTTACATTAGCTGCAGATTGTGGATACTGTTCTAAAGTTAATGTTGCTGTCATGTTATTAGTAAGATTATCAAAGTCTGGAACCAATCTACTAACTGACATAAGCTCATCCCCATCAGCAATTTCAACAGAACCAGTTGTCAAGAAAGCAGAAATAGCTGTGCCATCTGCTTGGTTATTACCTAATTCATGTTCATACATATAAGAAGCACCTGCGGTTAATCCTAATATTGTAGATGTGTTAGAGGTAAGAGAAGTGCTATATTCTGTAGCAATTGGTTGTTCAAATACGTAAGCACCAAGCCAAGTTGTTCTAGGTAAATTTAAAGTATACCAAGTGTTTTCCAAGTAGTTATAAGCTACTGCTCTATCTATTTGAGTTGATGAACTTGATGGATAATACCAAATAATTTCATTAAAAGCTGTATTTATACCACATGCTATTTCTGTTCTATTAACATAACTTAAATCATCGAAAACATAATCTTGAACGGAACATGGCATTTTTTTAACGACACCATCAAATAAATAAAAAGCATTATCTGACATCCAATAAGCTCTACCATTTACTTCAACAGCAGCATGCTGTGCAACTAACCCACAGTTAGCGCCAAGTTGTCTAAGACCAAAAGTAAAAGGTGTACCAACAAATTGAATACCGTGAAGTGATGTGTCTGTCCAAACTAACATTTGACCAGTAGATTTAACAGCGCCTATAATTTTAGAGCCATCTGTAATTCTAAGTGATCCAGCTTCATTTGTTGCTACTGGTGTATAATCAGTAGCGTCTTCTCTGTCAGAAAAACGAAAAAATAAATCATCTTGTGTTGATACATCACCTACTGTTGTCTCTGTTCCAAATAATAATAAATGTCTAGTGTCAGTAGATACTAAACTAAAACGTGATGCAGTTGGTGCATTTGATACAGCAGTNGCTCTGTTTGAAGTTCCAGCAGAAGTGTCCCAAANAAAAGTACCACCATTTAAAACTGTAGCTATAAGATCNTCACCAAAATTATCTAAAGACCAACTTCGTGCGTCTAAAACTACTGTAGATGTTGATCTTGGTGTNTTCCAAGTGCTAAGACTCCAAGTTCCTGTACTCCATCCATATCCATAAGTTGAGTTACCGGGACCTATATTTATTTGATATTTAGCATTACCAGTGCCCCCACCTCCAGATGTTGATCCAGAAGCTGTGCTTGTATGGGTTACTTTGTAATTATTTGCATCTGTTATTGATGTAATCTCAAACTCTGCGTTCATATTTAAACCATCAATTGCAGAAAAAGAATCAAAGGTTACAAAGTCTCCTTTAGTTGCACCATGATCTGTGTCCGTTACTGTAACTGTTGTTGTACCATTTGTAGTAAAAGGATTTGTTAAAGCTGCTGTTTCTCTAATAGGTGTAATATCAACTATAGATCCATCTGTGTAAAGATACAATTTTCTATCAGTACCTAATGCAAGGTACCTTATGCCAGTCAAACTAACCCATGAATGTGTATCTCTAACTACACCGACTATTGACTCCTGACTTAAATATGTCCAGCCACCCCATCTTTCAGGTTTACCATAGTGAAATCTAACAAAATTAGAGTCAACATATTTACGTTGATCCCCTGCTGAATAAGCAGTATCTTGTTTATCTATCCCTGGTTGAAACTTTAAATCGACTAATTTCATGTTAAAGTATACTAAATTATTTATTGTTTTCTGGCAAGAATTGAGTACCAACATTACCCTTGAAAGAATAATTACCATAATGTGTAAGGCCACTTGCTATGTCAGCATATACTTTACCACCAATTTTCTGCCATAAACGACAAAAAGCATAATCTTCGGATAAATATCTTTTGTTATCTGGATCTATCATGGTATCAAAAAATGTGTAATTCCAATTAGATGTCATGTGATAATCAAGAGATTTATCATGAGGAGCGTTTAAATGTTGGTCGGGTACAAATTTTAATTCTGGATAAGCTAAAGCCATTTTTTTAAATACACTTCTTTTAATAAGCATAAAACCTGTAGCTCCGTCTAATACTTCAATAAATCCTTTTCTTACTTGTATTTTTTCTGGGTCTACTACATTTAAATTGTATTCTAAAGAAGAAGCAAGAAGTTCATCCTCGTTTATTTCTGGATTTTGTAAAACTTTATTTTTTACTTTTCTCCAATCAATTGTTTTTCTAGGNTATACTCCNGTAACAATTTCTTCNTCTAAATCAATCATTCGNATNACNCTTTCAGGATTAAAAGATATNTCAGCATCAATAAATAATAAATGAGTGTACTGTTCATCATCCATAAATAATTGNACNAATGTNTTTCTGGCTCTAGTTATTAAAGATTCATTACCAATNGTNCCAAACTGTAACTCTACTTTTTTAGATGCAGCTANNGCTGTAAGTTGTAGACAGCTTTTNAAATAATCNGCTGTNATCATNCCNCCATAACANGGAGTNCCAATAAATATTTTACTCATCTTCTTTTAAAAACATATTCAATGTATATCTTGGAGAGCTGTCTCCAAAAGATTGTAAATCACTGTGCATTATTTTAGACCCATTAAAAAAAAGAGCTCTGTTCTCAACAAAACCAATGTGAGCGGATAATGAATCATCTTTCATAAAACCTGTACCATTATTCAAAAGAGGTTCACCTTTTATAAATAAAAGAAAATTAGCTACAGAATCGTTTTCAGTGTCTTTATGAAACAAAGGTTCTTTCTCATTATTTCTCATGTGTGCATGTATTGAGATAGGTTTTAAATTTCTGTTAGGGTAAAAAAATTGTTTTGTAAGTTTTACCAAGGGGTCGTCTTTATGATGTTCACCATGAAAAGTATGACGTTTACCATAATAATGACCGCTATCCATAGTAACATCTTCATATTTTATATTTACAAAAGTATGTTGAAGATCTTTTAAAGTTTTATCATCTAAAAAATTATCTACATACATGACAAACTCTGTGTTTTTATTGTGTTGCATAATCTACCTTTAAATATTCTATTTTCTTTAACCAATCTTTAGGTATGGCAATGGCACCACCACCTGTAATATCATCTTTATCTTTACTGTATGATCTCATAATAATTATTTTTTGTGGACCATTATGTACCATCCATCCTACTTCTTGGCACACGGCCAACGGGGCACTAATCACTTCTTTTATATCTAGCCAACCTGTTTCTGTATCACGGGCATCGAGCCACGTCACACGGACCATGGGTGTTTTTTCTATATCAAACATCTTTATACGAATACCACCCAGTTATAATATATTTTTCTTGATTGAAACAAATGTTACCACGATGCGTGTATTCCCAAGTAGCAGGCCAAATCAATGTCAATCCTTTTTCTGGTTTTATTTTTATCTTTTGATACATAAACTCAGTCTCGCCTTCTTTTAAAACATCATTTAAGTAAGTCATAAAAACTAAATGTCTATTAATTCTATACTCGTATCCTGTGTTTTCATAATGCCAAGCTGGATAACCTCCCTCTTTAGGATATTTTTGTATATTATATCCTTCATATAAACCCCATTGATTTTGTTGTTCACTACACATTTTGTATTTATTTTTATACAATTCTAAAATTTTAGATAAATTTTCTTTATAGGACAACAAAGGTTCTCTGTTGTCATCACTATCAAGACCTAAATCAAAAGAGTTTTTTTTATTTAAATCTATTTGACCTTTTACACCCATCGCTCCTCTGTCTATATAATTAGAATTTTTATTAAAAAATCTTATTATGTTATCACAAACTAAAGAATCTTCGATATACCAACCAGCAATAAAATTATCTTTTTTATTATTTTTGTGAGCTCTTAACACTAAGGTTTTCTTTTTAACTCAACGTTAAATGACATTGACCTACGCTCTTGGTTTGGTGTTCTAAATGGATATACTGCATGCGATAACCAACTTGGAAACAAAAATATATCTCCAACGTTAGGAGTGGCTTGAAAACCATTGCCTGAAAACTTAGCAGCTTGACCACACATAAAATGTATATCACCTACACAAGGATAATGATCTTCTTTTTTATATTCGTTTTTAAGATCTTTTGGTATTCTTGTGTATATAACACCTGATAGTTCACCATCGTGAACATGCATAGGATTAAAGTCGCCTGCAAATTGTGATACAATCCACATACTTGAAATACTCATTGTTTCTACATCTTTTACACTTATAGTGTCAGAAGCAGGAGGTATTGAAATGTATTGTTCAACGATAATTTGTAGTGCATTTAAAATTGGAGAAAATTCAAGTGAGTTTAAAAAATTAGGAGGGTAACGTACTTCTTGTTTAACATTACCTGCTAGATGCATTGAGTGATCCCATTCCTTAGCTAAGGCATCAACTTCTAATAGTTTTGTTGCTTCGTCATCTAAAATTTTAATAAGATCTTTTGGTAGCTGCCCCTGTAAAATAGTAGGACCAAAGGGTCTTATGGCATTAAAGTTTACTTTTGTTGACATGATATCCCTTTCATTCTTTTTAAATATCTATTGTCATATAGCAAATATTTGCCTATAAATATAGGATTAAATACTTTGGCTTAATTACAAGGGCAGCCTCCTTGCACTATACAACAATCATGATTTGCAAAAGGAGAACATGCTAAAGAAGATTTTTAAAGCTGCCAAAAAAGCAGCTCCCATTATTGGCGCAGGGCTAGGCTTTTTATATGGTGGACCTATGTTGGGTTCAGCTTTAGGTGGTGGTCTTGGTAGTCTAATTGCAGGCAAGAGTCCAAAAGATGCTCTTAAATTTGCGGCATTATCTGGACTAGCAGGTGGAGCTCTTGGTAAATTTGGTGGTCTTCAAGGCGGTCAAGGATTAGGTGGACTATTTGGTAGAACGGCTGCAGGAGGAACAGCAGTGCCATCAAGCATTCTTAATGCTTCTTCAGGCAGTAATGCAGTCGCCAATAAAATTGCACTTAAAGATGCAATAATGAAAGGTGCAGTAAAAAAACCAGGTGTTCTTGGATCAGTAATGAATTTTGCAAAAGCTAATCCTTTAACAACAGCAGGAACTATCGCAGGATTAACAGGGCTTCTTGCTTCTCAGGAAGAAGAAAGCAAAGGACCGAGTCGTGAAGATATATATGGTAAGGTACCAGGTTTTACTAACATAGGTGATGCACCTGTAGGTGGTGTTAGTGTAGTTCCTTTCTCTCAATATGGACCCGGTTTAATGGGCAAAGCAATGGGTGGACAAGTAAATGGTTTAAAAACTTTAGGTTTAAGACAAGGTGGGTTTCCTCGTAAGAATGGTAAGATAGCTGGACCGGGAACCGAGACTAGTGATGACATACCAGCAATGTTAAGTGATGGTGAGTTTGTTATTAATTCAAGAACTGTAAGAGGACTTGGTCAAGCAATGGGTGGTACAGGTAAACAAGATACTAGAGACAGAGGATCAAAATTCCTTTATAGTTTACAGAAGAAATATGGAGGCAAAAGATAATGGCTGAAGATACAATTACACAGATACAGGCTCAAGCTCCATATATTGAAAAAAGATCTGAGCAATTACTTGCATCCGTATTTGGTGATCCAAATGCTGTAAAAAAAACAGGCGAAACAGAAGAAGCTTTTCAATTACGTAAACTAGGTAGAGCAGGCATTGCTCAACAGGTTCCAGGATATCAGTTTGCAGGTTTTACTCCAGAACAACAACAAGCTTTTGGATTAGCATCGCAACAAGTAGGTTCTTATGGACCCGCTTTACAACAGGCTATGGGCACTACTGGTCTTGCGGGAGGTGCTTTAACAGGTGGTATTGGTCAAGCATTAGGAGCAACACAAGCATATGATCCAAGTTCAGCGCAAGCGTTCATGGACCCATATCAACAACAAGTTACAAATCAAGCATTAGCTGAATACGATAAGCAAGCACAGATTGCTCAATCAGGTTTAGCTTCTCAAGCACAAAAGGTAGGTGCTTTTGGAGGCTCACGTATGGGTGTTCAAGAAGCAGAGCTAGGTAAAAATTTACAAGATATTAAATCAAGACGTATCTTTGAAGACATGTCCCGTAACTATCAACAAGCACAAGGTGCAGCGATGGGTGCTCAAGAGTCACAACAAAGAAGACAACTACAAGCGGCACAAACACTTGGTCAAGCAGGTCAAGGCTTAGCTAGTCTAGGTAAAACTCAAGCTGGACTTGGTGCATTAGGTCAACAATTAGGCCAAGCAGATATTCAATCACTACTAGGTGTAGGTGGTATGCAACAACAATTAGGCCAAGGAATGTTAGAAGCTCAAAGACAACAACAAATTCAAGCACAACAAGAACCATTTAGAAGACTTGGTTTTGCTAGTGATATATTACGAGGCACTCCAAGTAGCAGTATTCAATATACTCAACAACCAGCTACTAATCCATATGCACAAGCACTTGGACTTGGTATTGCAGGACTAGGAGCTATGGGTCAATTTGGTCAAGGTGCGGGTGGTTTATCTAACTTGTTTGGAGGTAGTTAATGGTAGCTTTTTTAGTACCAATGGGATTACAAGGTATAAGGGCTGCAGCACCATATGCAATGCGATACGGCGCTAAACCTGCAGGTAAAGCTATTAAATATGGTTTGGGTGCTATTAGAAATTATTTTAGACCAGGTTCAAAAATAGTTAAGGTGCCTGGACCAACGACTGGTAAAGGAGCAATTAATTTTAAGGTACCAAGTAGGAATGCTCCTCCTCAATTTCAAAATAAACCTATGTTTAGTATAGGAGGTACAAACCCAGCAAATATAGCATTACAAACAGGAATAACTGCAGCAACAGCAGCACCTTTTGCTTATGATTATTTAACAAGTGAGGCTGAACAAAGTGCTAATACTCCACCCGCAGGTTCAGGTGGTCCAGTAGACACGGTTCCAGATCCTGTAAAACCTAAAGAAAAACCTAAAGACGATGCTAAAATGACAAGTGATCAAATTAAATCTGGAGAACTAGATGACTTTATTAAAGAACGTATAGATTTATTTGAGAAATACATTGGTGATGACACAAGAAAAAGAACAAAGACTGCAGGCTATAATGCCATGGTACAGTTTGGTTTAAACCTTGCTACAAAAAGAGGTAGCTTAGTAGAAGGTATTGCAGAGTCTGCAAAAGAACCGCTAAAAGAATTTGCTAAACTAGGAAATGATTTAATGGATCGTGCTGCAAGTATTAAGAAAGCTGGCATAGAGTCTGGTGTATCTGCTTATGATAAAGCTCAAGATCGTGAGATTGATGAGAAAGCAATTGCAGCAGATATAATCAAAGAAAAAATAAAAGCAAGTGCAAGAAATTTAAGTCCAGGTGAATTCTATGCTAAAACAATGGCAGACATTCAAAGTAGTGACGAACTTAGAGCTCAAATTGAATCTGTGAATTATAAAGAAGATGGAAGAACTTTAGTAGATAAACCTACACCAGTTGAAAAACTTTATGAACGGTACATTAATGATTCTTATAATGCTTATAACTCTGTTGAAATACCAAAAGGTCAAGCGGGACAAGAATTAATANAGAGTTTACCAAGTGGCACTAGATTTTATGATTTAGAAACAGGTAAATTTGGTAGAATACCATAAAGGAGAGTAACCTATGGTTACAGAGACAGATAGATTTGGATTTCCAGTTTTAGGAGAAAGTGAATCAAAAGAAACACCTATAATAAACAATAAAAAAGTTGATAGGTTTGGATTTCCAATTGAAGTGGATAAGCCTATTGGAACAAACAATAAATTTAATTCTACTTCTCGTACACCTAAAGATGATAAAGAAGGTTTTATTGAAAAATATATTGTTGATCCGATAACTGCAGGTGCTGCAGGTGTTGGTGAAGGTGCTTTTAAATTAGTAGAAGGAACACTTAGTCTTGGAACTATACTTGTTGATCTTGGTGTAGGCTCTGACTTAACAAGAAAAGTAGAAAAGTATTTTGATGATAATAAAATTTTACAAGCTTTAGAAGACAAGGCCGACGACTCATGGACTGGTACAGTTACTTCCGTACTAACACAGTTTGGTGTGCCCGGGGGTGTTGCACTTAAAGCAGCCAACGGATTAATTAAAGCTAGAAACATAGGTGGTAAAACAAGTTTTATTTCTAGAAGACCAAATGTAACAAAAGCAGTGCTTGCAGGTGGTGCTGAAACTGCTGCAGCAACAAGTGACATGGGCACATTAGGTGATCTTATTGGTATGGGTCCAACACAAACAGATAAGACAGATGATATAAATGCGACAGGTCGTGAACTTGCAGCTAGAAGATTAAAAAATAAATTTAAGTTTGGTGTAGAAGGTGCACTTGGTTTTACATTATTTGATAACGTAGTATTTCCTGCAGGAAAAGCGTTATTTAAAGGCTCCGCTCCTGCCTTTACAGGTATGCTGAAACATATAGGTGTTAATAAAAACAATGTTCAATTTTTAGAGTTTGATGAAGCATTAAATAAAAATGTTTTAAAAGAAAAATCTATTGATGAAGGTTTTCAATTTAATAAAAATAATATTTTACGATGGGTAGATAAAAACATTTTATCACCATTTCGTGCAAGAGGTAATCTACCTCAAGATGTTTTTGAAGCTAATAGAATAAAAATAAATACACTTAGAAAAGTTGCTGAAAAAGTAAGAGTTGAAACTCTTGATTTAGAAAAAGCTGTACAGCAAGCAATAGATCCTAGAATAGGGGGCGCTATAAATCAATTGGATAAACTTGGTATGAGAAGAAGAGAAAAAATGATGGAGAGTATCTATGATTTTTTAACAAGTGGAAAATTTAAACAAAAAGTAAATGTTAAAACAGGAGACAAAACTCCTATGTCAACTAAAGAATTAGAAGAAGCAATGAAGGGCTATAACATACCATCAGAATTATTACCTTACATAAAAAAAATAAGAAACTCTATTGATGAAATGAGTGGTTCTCTTTCTGAAATGCCCGGCTTTACTTTAAAAAATGGAGAAGAATTTCAAAATGTTGTAGCCAATAATATAGGTGAGTACATGACAAGAAGCTACAGACTATATGGAAGTAAAACGGAAAGAGGTCAATGGCTTAACACTTTAAATAATACACCAGAAGGTCAAGCTCTTAAAGATAAAGCTAGAATATATATAAAAAATAATAATCCAGGTATGTCTGATGATATGGTTGAATTAGAAATAAAAAATTTATTAGCAGAAAATAAAGAAGATGTTTTGGGTGGCGCAATAGCAAGAGTTGCTAAGTTTGATAGTGAAATAAAAAAAGTAAGAAATGAAATACCAGGTGAACTTAGAGAACTACTTGGTGAAGTAAAAGATCCTATTAAACAATATATGAGAACTGCTGCTAAAATAAATACATACATTGCAGATACAAACTTTTTCAATACATTACTTAAAAAAGGAAAAGGTAAATACTTTTTTGAATCACCTAAGATGCTTAAAAAGAAAGTCCCAGAAGGTGATGCTGTTGCTAAAGAAGGTGATGAATTTACATCGGCTACTACTCCAATAGGTGAAGGTGGATTAGAATTTGGCTCTACTATAATATCAGATGGTCCCTTAAATGGTTATAAAACAACACCACAAATTGCAGATGCGTTAAAAAATATAAGTAATTCAAAACAAAATGCTGATACTTTAGCATCTTTATATTATAAAGTTTTTCTTGGACCAAAAGCATTTACACAAGAAGCAAAGACAACTCTATCACCTATAACACATGCTCGTAACGTTATTAGTGCAGCATCTTTTACAGGAATGAATGGTAACTTTTTTCAAAACCCACTTCGTTTTGCAGAAGATTTTGGAAGAGCATATAAATTAGTAACGGCTAGATCTAAAAGTGCAATTGAATCTGACATGGGTAGAAAGTATTTTAAAAATGCTGATGAGTATAAAAAATATGTAGATGAATACACAGAGTTACAAGAGCTAGGTATTATAAATACAAGTGCACGGTTGGGAGAGATTACACAAAGTTTAGATGAAGTAAGCGCTGGTCTACAAAATCTTTCAGAAGAAGGTAAGATATATACAATGCTACGTGGATGGGGTGATAAAACTGGATTTAATAAAGCTAGAGGTGTTGCAAGAACAGCTTACCAAGCAGAGGATGATTTATATAAAATACAAAATTTTTATTCTGAACAACGTAAGTTTAAAAATACATATAAAAAAGAATTTAATCAAAACTCTACAGAATTTATAAATAAATATGGCGATGAAATTGCAAGGGTAAATCCTAGTCTTACAAGAGAAGAAGCATTTACTGATATATTAAGACCTGCCACAAAAGATGTTGAAAGTGGTATTGATAAATTTGTAAAATTAAAAGCTGCTGATACAGTTAAAAATAATATACCTAACTATGATTACATAGGTTCTTTTGGACAAACACTACGAAGAATGCCTGTAGGTAACTTTGTATCTTTTCCTTTAGA